AATAGTTGGGAGTGGTAAAATAGGCTAACCATGCCTAAACAGCACCAAAAACACCGAAATAAATTGCTAACTCAATATGGGCATAGATACGAGCGCCATTGGAGTAGTCGACCTGGTTGTTTTTATTGTGGTGATAGTTGGTCAGAATTTGACCATTGCCCACCGATTTCATGGTGTGATGCCAAAGACCTTAAATGGTTTAAAGAGCGCAAAATAGGTTTTTACTTAGTCAATTGCTGCACAGAGTGTAATAAAGTATTGTCAGATCGTGCGCTTTTTACACTTCAAGAGAGAGCAGATTACATACGCAAACGATTAGAAACTAAAAGCGAGCGCATAACATTATGGAATAAAGAGGAAATCGAGGAAATGAGCGATCGATTTCAAAAAACTATAGTAGCCCGTCAATCATTGCAAAATATCCTCTTAGAGCGCCTTTGGTTTGCTCAGGAACTGCAATTTAGAGCAGAAGATTTCCCCATATAGCCAGACGTAAAAAAAGAGCTTATAGCCCTTATTTGATAGACAAGAAAAAACCCTCCGTAGAGGGCTTGAATTTAGCGTTTTGTAAGTATTCGCAGAATGAGGGCTAATGTTGCATAAATCATTGCATCTCACTTTTTACTTTAAAAGTAGCAAAAAACCAGTTGCAATTTTGCTGACCATATTTTGCAGAATCATGGCGTAGGTGCATTGGTGGCTTGTCAGACCCTAGTGGGAAATAATAACTGTCAACATTTTCAAAGCCCATTTTGTCCAATGTTTTGCACAATTCTCCAAATTTTCCCCTTGCTACAGCCACACATAATTGCCCAGAGCCGCCACTTTTACCAGTTTCACAATCAAGGGCCGTCAGAGCGCCATAAACTTGAAATCTTTGAATTTCAGATAATTCGTAAAATGATTTCATTTTTTACCCCTTAATAAACGCAAACGCCACGGGAATAATAAGAATCTACATTTTTACCCTCTGGAATATCGTCAGGGCGAATCAAATAAAGCGCTGCACCCCTTGGATCACATTGAATATAGGGTTTAATTTCAACTTGAGACATAGGACAACCTTGAAAAGCCCATTCACGGGTGTTTCTCATGCCGATAAAATGATTAAGGCGCTTTTTAGCCCCTTTTTCTCTGTCTGCAATGGGTGAGAGTTTGCCTGAGTATTCACTACGCCAAAAAGGTTTGCCAGCTTCATCCCGTTCAACACACCCGCCATCGATACCGCATTCAAGCTCATGCCATCGTTGCAAGGTCATGCTAATTTTGCGAAGTTTATCAGCTTCAAACGCTGTAAAACCTAAGTTTATAAGAGTATTTTCTTGTGCTGTAATGCGCTGTTTTTCACGTTTTGTCATTGCCATGTTGACACCTATAAATTGAAAACCTTGGGAAATTCCAAGGCCATAAGCCCCTAAATTAAGGGCTTACAGTCTTAAAATTAAGCGTTTTCAGGCACTTCTACGGGTTTCACAGAGGGTATATAGCACCATGCTGGCACTTTGGCGGTTGAAAACTCACGGGTAGGCATAATTACCCCAATGAAAGCATCATCCATTTGAGGGAATGAGACAATAGAAGATTGTGAACCCCTTTGTAAAACCATTGGAATCTGTCTTTTCCCGTAGAGTTCCTCTGATACGTCAACAAAGCGGACTAAAAGATCAGGGTTAAAAGTGGCGGGTTTTAGATCATCATCAGGGAAACCCATTGGGATAACTCTATCAGTATCTGGAAAACGTGCATCATGGGCGGAAAAACGGGTAGTTGATTGACTATCAATGCACTCTACCGCTAAACCCTCAACGGAAAAACTAAGCCACTCATCCCCTTGCTTTTTTGTACCCTTGAGTTTTAAGAGTGCATCAGTAGGCAAAACAACATTTAACTTAGTATCTGATCTAATGCCATCGATAAGCAAACGGCCTAAAACGTGCCCATCAGTAGCTTCGATGTATGTTCCCCGATTGTCCCTGACTACGTTGATACCCTGCAAATAATAGCGAATATCTTTTTTAGCCGCTAAGTGAAGCATTGCTCGAATATCTTTGCGCTTGATGGAGAATTTCATAATTAACACCTATTGATTGAATGATGCAACATTGCATCGAATAAGCCCAGCCCGTGAGCTTACCCGCTGGAATGTCACCGATAAAAGTAGAGTTGTGCGTTTTGTTCGCATTGTCTTGGAGTTGCACCCCAGTACTTACGCCGAGTAGCATAGCCCGTGACAAACCAAAAACCCGTTTCTTTGCATAGTGTAGGTTTCATTTTTATCCCCTTATTTGACCAAAACGTCGAAGTAAGCAAGCATTAGAGACAAGGCGACGCAAAAAAGCACAATAGCCCCGATAGTTTCTAGAATGATAGTTTTCATTTTCAACCCCTTATCCGTTTTTAGCGATAAGGTTAAATGAGCGCAAATAGTCTCTAGCAGCTTGATAAGTGTCTGTCATGATCTTATCTTCTAGTTCACCCCGTTTATACAGTTTGACAATGTAATAACCATTGTGGGTTACACGTTCGAATGTAGTGTAATTGCCGTTTTTTTGCTCAGTGATTTTCATGATGTTCACGCCTATTTAGATCACTTTCCGATTGAAAGTATAGTAAGGATAGCACCAAAAAAATAAAAAACTATTAGGACAAACCCTAATAAAGTACAATTTATTTAAATTATTTAAAGAGACACTATGGGAAGACCCTCAAACCCTCAAACCCGATACTTCCAAAGAACATTGTCAGACCCTCAGAGAATGATCTTGTTGGCTGCTGGCAAGGGTAATTTGTGTCGGGGTTTTGAGAACGTATTAGACCTATACAGTGAGGCGCATAACAAAGGGTTCAGACCTGATATGCCATTGAGTATTTTAAATATAAGGCGCGAAGCAATAGACAGCCCCAACTTAGATGAATCACTAAGGGATAACATAAGGGAATCAATAGGGAGCGGATAGGACAGAACCTTGAACAACATTAAAACAAGTACCCTGAAAAAGGTGCATCAACCCCTCTTACAACTTTATGCAAAAAACGCATAACCTTTGCACTAAGGGTAAACCCTATGCTGTATGCCTGGACAGTACTGTAAGGATAACCATGAGGGTAAACCCGATATGGGGGGGGAGGGGTGGTGATGGGTGGTAGAAATTTGTGGTACATCCCTTATACCGAAAAAGCTAAATTGAACTAATCCATTCCAAGGAGGAGAAAATGGAAAAAAGAGGAAGAGGACGCCCTAAAGGTTCTGTGAAGATGACGATACAGAGGTTTGCTGACAATCCTCCTGCTGTATTGCCTAAGACTGATCACCAGAGGCTCAAGGAGTTGAAGGAATTGATGATCAGGTCAGGAGGTAAGGATGTTGCTCAGAAGGTGATAGAGATAGCGTTGAATGACGAGCATCCGCATCAATTGGTGGCTTTGAAGATGTGTTTAGACAGGACTCTTCCTGTTAGTATGTTTGAGAAGGATAAGTCTCAGAGGAGTGCTGTGACGATCTCGATTACTGGACTTGGTGAACCGACTATAATAGAAGCTAATAACGCTGAAGACGTAGAGGCTAAATATGAGTAGAGCAGCAGAGCGTTCGAAGGCGAAAGAGCTTGGTGAGCGTTTTTACTTTACTGGCAAGCCTTGTAAGCATGGGCATATCTCAAAGCGTTATACAGATAAAGGCACTTGTTGCGAGTGCATGACTCTTGATTTTGAAGTTAAAAAAGAATCAAGATTACGCCAAATGAAGTCAAACTACGAAGCAAAGAAGTCAATCTATGCTGAAAGGATGGTTTCTTGGAGAGCAAACAATAAGCACAAACAAGCCGTGTATTCGTCTAAGAAGCGGTCTGAAATACTATTGCGAACACCCAAATGGTTAGATACTGAAGCCTTTGCCAAGATAGAAGAGTACTACTACACAGCCAATATGCTTGGAATGCACACTGGTGAGCAATACCATGTTGACCATATAGTTCCGCTAAGAGGAAAGTTGGTAAGTGGATTGAATGTTCCTTGGAACTTACAAATCCTTACAAAAACAGATAACCTAAGAAAGAGAAACAAGTTCTATGGCTGATCTTAATTTCCAACTATTGCCGTGGCAGCAGATTGTTTTTAAAGACCCTGCCCGATTCAAAGTGGTTGCCGCAGGTCGTAGATGTGGAAAATCTCGATTAGCCGCCACAACTTTGTTAATCGAAGGATTGCGTTGCCCTCCTGGTTCGGCAGTACTCTATGTTTCACCAACAATGGGGCAATCGAGGCAAATCGTCTGGGATCTCCTGTTAGACCTTGGTAGAGAGGTTATACAGAGCAGTCATGTAAATAATCTAGACATTACCCTGATAAACGGGGCTAGGATCTATGTTCGTGGAGCTGATAGACCTGATACCTTGCGTGGTGTGTCTTTGACCTATGCGGTGTTAGACGAGGTAGCGGATATTAAGCCAGAGGCTTGGGAACAGGTTATTCGGGCTTCTTTATCTGACAAGAAGGGTAGAGCGTTGTTTATTGGAACGCCAAAGGGTAGGAACTGGTTTCACGATACCTTCAAGTTAGGGGAGAGTGGTGAGGATTCTGATTGGAAGAGTTGGCACTTTACGACTGCTGATAACCCTTTGATCGACCCTACAGAGATAGAGAGTGCCAAGAAGACCTTGAGTACCT